GCACAGGAGTTGATATCTGAATTGTCACCCGGCAATCCGGAAAACGTAGACTTGCACATGGACTTGGTGAACAGCTTTTGGCTGCGCGACAGGGCACGACAGATTGGCGAGAAGGCCATTGAGATATTCACTGGCGACAGCGAGGAGTTCGGTGAACTTCGGCGCATGATTGAAACAGTGGAAGATGGCAGGATCAGCGATAAGACTACTTACTCTGAAGTCACTGAAGGTCTGCTTGAACTGCTGGAAGATCACGGGGGTCCGCCCGACTTCCCTTTCGAATTCGATCTAATCAGTGAGAAGATTGATGGCTTAGATCGTGGCAACCTTGGCATAATCTTCGCAAGGCCCGAATCCGGCAAAACTACTTTCTGTTGTTTCTTAGCTGCATCCTACATACGACAGAAGTTCAAGGTGCTATACTGGGCGAACGAGGAGAAGGCAGAGAAGATCAAGATACGCTTGTGTCAGAGTTACTTCAATGTCACCCGTGCAGAGTTACAAGAAAACAGTGCGCGGTACAACGAACGATACATCACAGAGATAGAACCCTACTTCCGGATCATGCGATCTGTCGGTACATCTGTTGAAGAGGCTGACGAGTTTATCAAGCTTAACAAGCCGGACATCATCTTCATGGATCAGTTAGACAAGTTCCGCATCAAGGGCGACTACAGTCGTGGTGACGAGAAGCTGAAGGAGATATATGTCAATGCACGGGAGATTGCTAAACGCAACGAGGCACTGATATGGGCTGTGTGCCAAGCATCGTACGAGGCAGAGGACCGTCAATTTATTGACTTCTCAATGATGGACAACTCTCGTACTGGTAAGGCAGGCGAGGCCGACATTATCATGGGCATCGCTAAGACAGGCGGCAGTGATATCGAAAATACGTTGCGTGTGTTGTGCGTATCCAAGAACAAGTTGAACGGGTGGCACGGACCTATCAATACGCATATCGATGTTCACAAGGGGGTGTATTACTGATGTGGGCCTTAATTATGCTTGTGGTAGGTCTAAAGATGATAGGTGATGGTGAAGCCGCTACAGCGGTAGTGGGTGCAGCCATATTGCTTTCTGCGTTGGCATCGGAGTAGTTATAATGAATGTTCTTACATTTGACGTTGAGACGACACACGTTGAAAAGACAGGCGGCGGATACACACCGCTACCCTACTTCGGCAATCGTCTAGTCTCTATAGGTTACAAGTGGATTGGTAGTCGTGTATCATACGACTGCTACTATCATGCGACAGAGCCAAAGACTCCCGCTGCTGCGGAAGGATTTCAACTGGCACTGAATCACGCTGACTTACTGATAGGCCACAACATCAAGTTTGATTTGACATGGGCAAGGGAGTGCGGTTTTGTTTACGATGGTAAAGTCTATGATACGATGGTGGGCGAATATATACTTGCCAAGGCGCGGCGTTGGCCTCTTGGACTTGCTGCTCTTGCAGAAAAGTATGACGTTACCAAAAAGGAGAAAGACCTTGTATCGCCGTATCTTGAGAAGGGAGACACGTTTTACGACATCCCGTGGGAGATAGTAAAAGAGTATGGCATCGCTGATGTCATGGCTACAGAAGAGATAGCCCTAAAACAGTTAGAAGCCTTTGGCACAACCTTTGAGGAGATTTGCAGTGAGCCTGCTAGAGACACTGAAGCTGTCGCTTGAAATGACAGACGTCCTGTCCCGTATCGAACGGAACGGACTACGAATAAACTTGGATACCCTAGAGGAGATTGAGGATCAGTATCGACAAGAACTGTTGATCTTAGAGGGTGAACTACAGGGCATGGCGCAGGAAGCTATGGGCGACACACCTGTCAGCTTGACCAGTCCGGACGACAGGTCGAAGCTTCTATACTCTCGCAAAGTAAAAGACAAGAATGTGTGGAAGCGTCTGTTCAATCTTGGCATGGAACAGCGGGGTGCTACTATGAAACCCAAGCAAAGGCCGCGCATGTCCGGCAAGGAGTTTAGGGCCAACGTGTCGATGAACACAGAAGTCCTGTACAAGACCGAAGCAGAGAGATGTGCCGGATGCTTGGGTCATGGGCGTGTTCGTCTTGTCAACAAGGATGGCACTCCTAGTAAGGCACCGCGTATCTGTAAGGCGTGTGGTGGCGCTGGTTTGATCTATAGGCCAACCAGTGAAGTGGCAGGGTTCAAGATCATACCACGAAATGTGCGTGACGTTGCGTCCGCTGGCTTCCGCACTGACAAGGAAACACTTGAAGAAATGTCGAGCAGCCTGTCAGGTGATGCGCGACTGTTTGCTGAGAAGTACATAAGATACAATGCTTTACGCACCTACCTTAACACTTTTGTAGAGGGTATGAAAAACAATGTCGATGATCACGGGTTCATCCATCCGGAATTCATGCAGTGTGTTACGGCGACGGGTCGCCTTTCGTCTCGCAATCCGAACTTCCAAAATATGCCACGAGGCAACACTTTCGAAATCCGCAAGGTGGTCGAGAGTCGTTTTGACGGTGGACAGATTATTGAGGGAGACTACTCGCAGCTAGAGTTTAGGGTAGCTGGCTTCCTTGCCAAGGATGAACAGGCGTACGCTGACGTCAAAGATGGCACAGACGTACACAACTACACTGCTTCTATCATCGGCTGTTCTCGACAAGATGCTAAGGCGCACACCTTCAAGCCCCTGTATGGCGGCACCACCGGCACCCCGGATCAACAGAACTACTACCGTGCATTCAAGGAAAAGTATGAACAGGTCACAGAATGGCACGAGGACTTGCAGAGAGAGGCTGTCGAGAAAAGGGTCATCACCCTACCTTCGGGGCGACAGTACGCCTTCCCCGACGCTCGTTGGACGAAGTACGGTACAGCTACGCATAGGACGTCGATCTGCAACTATCCTGTGCAGGGATTTGCGACTGCTGACCTTCTACCCATCGCACTGGTGTCACTGGAGAAGGCTGTGCGTGACTCCGGCATTGAGAGTGTCATATGTAATACAGTACACGATTCGATTGTCATGGATGCTCATCCGGATGAAATTGACATTTGTGTAGACTTAATGAAACACGCTATGCTGTCTCTTCCCTTTGAAACAATGAGAAGATATGGTATAGGGTACGACATGCCTGTTGGGATAGAAATCAAAGCAGGAAAAAACTGGCTTGACTTAGATGTTGTATATGGCTAAGATCAATCTACCACCCCTCATGAAAAGGAGTTTAGGAAACATGACTGGGACAGAACTTATGGAACTTGATGACTTCGGCGCTATGGCCAAAGCTTTCCGGAATGACGAAGTAGAGTCGTTGATGGAGATGACTGGGCAGGGTGCTGTTCAAGAACGTGTCGGGCTTCCCCGACTAGGAATTAACTATGATACGGAAACGGACGATGGTCGATCCCTTGTCCGTGGAACGTGGAAGATATTCCACAATGGTGAGATGATTTACGCAGATGACGTCGTAGTGCGTCCCTTGCTGCGTACGTTTGAATACAGCCTGTGGGATGCTGAGATGAACGAGGGCAGGGGTGGATTCTCCGCCAAGTCAGTTCAGAAGACTTCATTCGGGGGGCAGTTCCCCGACAGTGCAGGTGGCAATAAGTGTGGCCGCTTGACACGCGACGAAGAGAACGGACTGGATAAGGATGATCCTGCGTACATCAATTCTCGTGCTGTAGTATGTAACCAAGTTATCTACGGACGCATCACTGGCGAATTCAAAAATGCTGACGGCAATGTCGTGGCTATGGAGAACGAACCTATGATTGCATACTTCAAGCGTTCGGGCTTCAAGCCAATCTCTGACTTTATCGATGGGCTTACCAAAAAGAATAAGCTTATGGCGCAAGTCGAGATGAAGCTATCGACTATGAAGAACAAAAAGGGAAGCGTTACCTACTGGACCCCTGTCGCACAGATGGGCGAAACAGTGAGCATCTCTGACGATGACAAAGACCTATTCGGCCTGTTCGCTGATACGGTCAAGGGTCATAACGATACAGTTATGAACGAGCATCGTGAAGCAGTGAAGACAATGGTATCTGATAGTGACGTTGATCTTGCTGCGGAGTTTGGTGATGCTAACGCTGCTTAGTATCCAAGACTTCATGTCTAAGGCGCTGCGGGGGGACACTTCTGTTCCCCCGTCAGTTCTTGAAGAGTTTGCAGAGGACTGCCGTGCTGCCACTGCGGATCAACTGTCTCGTGAGAAGAGGAAGTGGCGCATACGCATGTCGGGTCTTGGAAGACCTGTGTGCCAGCAAATACTAGATAAGCAGGGCGTGGAAGAAACCATGTCCTACAATACTCTTTTTAGATTTCTGTTCGGTGACATAACCGAAGCTATCGTCATGCTGATTATGAAAGAGGCTGGTGTAGACATCGTGGACTATCAGCGTCCTGTTAGCCTTGACCTCGACGGGGTGACGATAAACGGAACACTCGACGTAATCATTCGGGATGAGTCGGGCGTTGAGAAGGTATGGGATATCAAGTCGGCAAGTGACTACGCATACAAGTCCAAGTTCACTGGTTTCGAAGGCTACGAGGGGATAAAGAAGGATGATCCATTCGGATATGTTATGCAGGGCTTTCTGTACGCAGAAGCGACGGGTATGCCCTTCGGTGGCTGGATAGTCGTAAACAAGTCGAGTGGTGAAGTCGCCTGTGTTGATGTCCCGGACTGGTGCCAAGAAGATAAAGAAGAATACCTAGAGGAAGCCAAGAGACGTGTCAAACTTTTGACAGGCCCAAGTGTCAAACCTTTTAAGCCCTTCCCCGATACGTTTGAAACGTACAAGCGAAAGGGTGAGGTGATACGCACGGGGAATAAGGTGCTGGCAAAAGAGTGCAACCTGTGCGGCTTCCGGCATCACTGTTGGCCGAATGCTGAATTGCACTCTAAGGTGACGTCGGCTGCTAAGAACCCACCTAAAGTTTGGTACACACGTCTCAAGAAAACGGAGATGTAATGTGCCATTTGTATTTATCCGTGACTATTCGGAAGAACTACTAGAACTAAACGAAAGCATGTATCACCTGTACATCGAATCCCACAAGAAGGTGGGGGGCGGCAGGAAAGTCGTGCGTATTCGTCAAGACAGTAGGGGTCTTCCCTTGACTCTTTTGAACGACTTCACAGAGTCCGGCAACCTATCGTCTGACACAGACAAGCGGGATATTGTGAACGTCGAGACTGAAATACAAACAGTAAGTAGGTTATCACAATCCGGAGTTAACGTATGCGTCCCTCTGAAGCCGCTGACAGACGTAATGAGTTGCCTAGAAGAACTGTCCCCAAAGGTCGCGGGGTACGTTCTAAGACGGCTGGGATCAATAGGAATGCGTCTATGAGAAAGTCATCAGCAGGGAAGGCAGGGTTCCGGTCTAACTTTGAGTTGGGCGTTGCTAGGTCTTTGAAGAGACGTAGCATCCCCTACGAGTATGAAAGTGTAAAGCTTGCCTACATACCCAAGCCGCGCACCTACACGCCCGACTTCTATCTTCCGGATCAGAAGATGTTTATTGAAGTGAAGGGTTACTTCGACAAGGGTGACAGGGTTAAGATGCAGCTAATCAAAGAACAGTACCCGGATCATGATATCCGCATAGTGTTCTTGAATGCAAAGAATAAGATATACAAGGGCAGCAAAACAACATACGGTGCTTGGGCTGACCGACACGGATTCAAGTGGGCGGAAGGATCAATCCCAGAGGAGTGGTACAAAGATGAATGACAACGATGAAGATTTTGAAGCAATAGTCGAGAAGGCCAGTCTACTTCCTAGCAGGTATTATGTCGTCATACGGGATGCTGAAGAAGAAGGCAGTCTCAAGATGACAGCCTATGATACCACCGAAGAAGAGGAAGACGATGAGTACGTTCCTGCCGGTGCTGTCGTGCTGGCGGGTATCATGGAACTGATGGAGAATGACTTCGACAGAATCATGAACGCTGGTATGGCCCGTCTTACCTTTCAAGCAACTAAGCAGAGCATGATAGAAGAGGCAGATGAAGAGGCTACTGTCGAACACCTACCCGATTCAAACATTGTAAAAGTAACCTTCGGAAAACTACAATGATCAAAGAAAACTGGACCCTTAACAACTATCAGATGCAGGCTCGTGAGTTTGCCATCTATCCCGAAGACATGAAGATCACCTACCCTACACTAGGTCTAGCTGGCGAGGCGGGCGAGGTGGCAGACAAGGTGAAGAAGGTTTATCGCGACGGACGCGACGACTCACTGTTCAAGGGCGAGATAGCGAAAGAAATAGGTGACGTCCTTTGGTATTGCGCCGCCCTAGCAGATGATCTAGGCTTTTCTTTGCAGCAGATTGCAGAGATGAACATGTATAAGTTGAAGTCTCGTAAAACCACTGGTAAGCTGCAAGGCGACGGAGACAACAGATGAGACACGAGGAATTTATGAAGAAGGCTGCTATGGAATCCCTACAGAGAAATGCGTTTAAGCCCGACGAAGATAAGCTTCTAGACACATACTACAACCAGCAGATAGACCTGTTTGGTAAGTCTAAAGCAGACATGGTGAATTCACCCCCGCACTACAATCAAGCAGGGATTGAGTGCATAGACGCTATCCGCGCTGCAACAGACGACGGATATGGACATTACCTGCAAGGCAACATCATCAAGTACCTGTGGCGCTACCGATACAAGAACGGTGTCGAAGACTTAGAGAAAGCGAGATGGTACTTGGACAAACTTATTGAGGAGACGACTGATGAATAATATGCTACCCACCCCCTACCAACAGTTTATACACAAGTCCCGCTATGCGCGTTGGATCGACGAAGAAGATCGGCGTGAGAATTGGGACGAGACTGTCGAACGCTACTTGAAGTTTATGATCTATCAAGTGAAGGGGAAGCATCGGTTTGACATGTCGGCGGACGAC